CACACACATTATGGCACAACGGGTATTCACAAACACCACCGCGTGATGTAAAGAAAGCGATGCTAGAGGTTGGTATAATCCTCCCGTGAAACAATGCATCTGGATGACGGCGAGTCTGACTCACATAAAGTCACCACCTGGCAACAGGTGGACTCTGACCAATCCAATCTACATAAAGACCTCTACGAGAAAATGAAGATGAGCCGAGCGAATCTTCAGGTGGCGACTGCCACCTTGATACCGACCCGTGATCGATCCGGATAAATATCTGTGTGATTGTGTAGTTCGAAACGCATTTTACACAAATCCTTTTTGACTTATAAGTCACAGTCACACAAGTTCTAATGACATTGAACTTACCCTTACCACGCCGGGTTGGCCCTTTATCTGTTTAGCCATATATAAAAATACCAACCCGGTCGTGTATCCTCTTAAAAACATTAAATACTTGTGTCTTTTACATTCTCCTTGCAGAGAACAAAGACAAGGCTGTCGATAGGCATATCTACAGGCACGGGCACTTGGCCCTACATCACGGTTGCCATATCATGATTCCTATTCACCAGGTGCCCACAAAAAACCCCCATTTGATGGCACTTTTCTGCCGGTTGACGCAGTTGGAACCTGTGTTATAATGAAGTATGTTTAACCATATATTAACACTAACAAAAGGGAGGATATAGATGGGACAGGCGAAGTTAGAATGGAAATACGACACAGAAGAGGGCAAAGTGACCACATTGGGCGCCGACCTGTTCTCAGAACCAGACAATTGGATATTCAGAGAAGACGCAGAAGATCCAGATGAAACACTTGAATTCGCAGAGAAGCAGTTGGCGGATCACATATGGAAGAAAGGTCGTATAAAAGCAACGGTGATGATACACGACAATGGTGCCTACGGACACAGAACAGAGATCACACCCAAGAGATACGAAGACCTCGATAGATTGTATAGTTGGTGTGAAGAGAACATCACACAATCGGTCTATATGGACAATGTGATCTATCCGTGTAATGAATATGTGTGTGATAATTGTTTCAAGGAAGTGGATGAACCAGATACTAGAGAAGAAATACTTGAGGCTGGTTATGTGTTGAATGATCACTATGATCTAGTGTTGTTGGCACACGCCACACCCGAAGAGAGAGGTGCCCACATAGCCAAGACAGCGGATCCAGAAGCAATGAGCAAGAAGTATCTGTTAGACGCAATAAAGGAGCCAGCATAGACCCAGAGATTGCGTAAGCAATTTGCGTAGGATTATCTAGGGTTTGACAGCAGGACTAACACCGTCGGACACTATTGAGAAGTAGATAGCGGACGGCTATGCACACAGGTTTGGAACGCCGGCCTTGTGCCATTCATCCACCATACCCACAATATCCAGTATCAGAACCATATGGCCAGGATCCAGCCAGAATTGATTCGCCATTGAGGTTGACATTGCGGGATTCTGTGTTAATATATCTATATAATCCTACCGGTGTGACCGTATTACCAGGCCGTTCCGAAGATTCTCACACGGTGACTCCGGGTGGCCATGGTGGCACCAGGTTGACATCTTGGTAAAGATGTGTTATAGGTCCCCGTCCCCTGAACCTGGGTGGAGGCGCGGGCCTTATACCGTTGTAAAAATATCCTAATCTTGCCGGAGGTTGACACCAACCCAATCCGTGCTATAATTGTGTTGTGAGTGTTGTAACAGACACTCCTTTTTATATGTTAAACTCCAACCGCGGGGAGGTTGTTAAACCAGCGTGTGCCAGGGTCCGCGGTAGCACACAACCAAAAGACCAGCCTGACGCAAATTGTTGACGCAAAAAAAAAAACGCAAAAAGAACTTGACCCCACCACCGGATCTGTGCTAACATAAATACACATATGCCAAGTTGGAACAAAGGAAAGACAGGACTGGAGGCGGGTTGGACACCTGAGAGGCGCCAGAAGGCCTCGGAGAAACAGAAGCAGTGGATCCGCGACAACCCACACAAGCAGTTCTGGAAGTTCAACCGGGGCGTATGGAAGACCGGACCCGATCCCGAGGTGCGTAGGCACTACTACCGGTTCCTGCGTATGAGATGCCAGGCCCGTTATTGGTGCCAGGAATGGACGATACTGTGGGAAGACTATCTGGATCTACTAAAGAGTTCATCAGTGAAGTGGGGTCGTAGCAAGGACGCCCACAACCTGGTGAGGATCAACACGGAGGAGGGTTGGCACCTGAGCAATGTCAAGTTGATGAACAGGCAGGAGGCCATGCGTAGGAAGAGAAGAAGAGACGCCAAGGGCCGGCCGGTCAGGAGGAAGAAAAGGAATGAACAACCAAGACAGGATTAAAAGCAATCACGACTTCGTCCGTGCATTGCACGACGCGGTTCATTCTGACAAGATCAAGAAACAGAACGCATACCTGGCCAAGAGAAGGGAATTGGCCCGACAGAAAAGGGAAAACAAACACAAGGAGCAAGACAATGTTAGTGAAAATAAAAAATGTTAAGGTGTTCCAGAGCCTACACGGCGGACACGATTGTTTCAGGGTGGATGGCCTCCACCAGGACGAGACGGGAGAATGGGTGGAAGGCCGGACATTCGTGGATCCCCGGATGGACAACGCCGGCAACTGGTTGGAGATCTGTGAAGTGGGCACACAATTCAGGGGCAAGACCATATTGGCTGACTATGTGCATATGAAAAATCGTGCCCGGGGCATCTATGATGCCGACAGCCGACCGCACATCGTTGAAATATACGACGAATGAAGACCAAAAAATTCTTCCAGGCCACCACCATCAACACAGATCCCCAACAACTGTTGAGGATGTATTGGCCATATGGTGTCAGGAGCAACCATCATTTCTATGATTGTGACAGGGGATGGCAGATAGCCGCGGTTGTTGAAGTTGAAAACAGGATGGCCTGTGACAAGGCGGACAGAGAACTTTGGAACATGTTGTTTGATTGTGATGAAGCCAAAGGTGAAATCAACATCACCGTTAAATAGCTAAAACAATTTAGGAGAAGCCAGTGCCAAACAAAGCCAAACTCACAACTCGTGAAAGGTCCAGTTCCAATGTCAGTTCAGACAATCTCAACAAAGGATCAGAACTCTCATTCTCAGAAGTAGACAGCAATTTTATAAATTTAAGGGACCAGAGCATAGCCATATCGGATGGATCAACAAGCACAGACATCGATGCCGGGGAGACAATAACATTCTCTGGAGCGTCAGTGTCAGGCAACACCGTCACGGTGCCCACAGGTGCTGGAATGACCATAGTGGGTGATGATTCCACAGGAACACTGATCAACGGTGGCGAGACCCTGAAGATAGCGGGTGGCACCAACGTCACAACAGCCATGTCAGGGGACACACTGACGATAACATCATCAGCAAGTGGAGGTGGTGGTGTTGGTGATCTCACAATCACAGGTTCAACCATAAGTTCACCTTCCAACGGCGATCTAACATTGGATCCAAGCGGAACTGGAGATATCATCCTTAGTGTTGATGGTGGAACACCCAGCAGGGTGAAAGTTGGCAATGGTTCAGCATACGGTTCAATCACGTCAAACGGAGATCAACAACTGGAGGTAAGTGCCAATGGTGGTGGGGCCGCACAGGCAAGGATCGTTTTACAAAATGACGGTAATGGTCGTCATGTAGATATAGATCCAGGCACATCCGGCAAAATAAGATTATTTGGCACAATGACAGGCGAGACAGATAGCACAGCAATGAATTTAGATGGTGTTGCTATATTGGACAACACAATATCCGCAAATGCTTCCAATGCCAATCTAGAACTAGACGGCAGTGGCTCAGGCAAAGTTTCAATCAGCGGAATAAAACATCCAACATCAGATGGATCCGCTGGTCAGGTATTACAGACGGACGGGTCAGGCAATCTCAGTTTCGCAACCATATCAAGTGGTTCAAGCACAGGTGACATAACATTCAACGGTAGCACCATGATATCACCTTCCAATGGTGACATAACTTTAGATCCATCAGGCACAGGTCATATACTTTTTAAAAGCGACACAACAGCAATAGGAGATGGCAGTGGATCAGAAGCCGCGTTATTGACCACACCAAACGATGTGCCTCTACACATAGGGCCAAACACTAGCCAAACAAACTTAACCGCAACAAATGGATTGACCAACAACAGCGATGGCTACATCCGTTTGAATAGCAACGGATTGATAACTGTGAGGTCCGCGGGTGATGGCTACATTTACCTCGGGGGCGAAACGGTGTTCTTCGGAAGAGAAGGAGTTGGCGGAACCAGTGCCGCAGGAAAGATATCAAGTCTTGGCAGAGAGAATTTCACAATAACAGCCAACAATAATATAAACGGTTGGGAACCATTGATACTTCTGACAGCACCAGGAAGTGGATCATCTGCGTCAGTCAAGGCACAGAGCAAGATCACAATGCAGGCAGGCGACACAGGCAGTGGATCAATTGAAATGACCACAATAAACATTTTTATGACAAGATTACCTACAAGTGATCCATCAGTGGCAGGACAACTATACAACGATTCAGGCACATTGAAGATTAGTGCTGGATAACATCAAAACTAATATAAATATTCGTGTTATAACAAAAAGGAGATTATCCTAAATGGCCAAAGCACAACTAGTCACTAGAGCGACAGCATCAGGAACAAACACTGAAAACCTTAACAAGGGATCCGCACTCACACACGCGGAAATGGACAAAAATTTAATCGGCTTGAGAGATGCCTCTTTTGGTATCGCAGACGATTCATCAACGGTTTTATCAGTCACAGACGACAAAACTATCACCATAGCAGGTGGCACAGGCATCACGACAGCACTTTCCGGAGACACACTGACAATCACAAACAGCGGTGTATCACTATCAGGATCCACCAACAACACCATTGCAACGGTCACAGGCACGGATGCTCTAAATGGTGAGGCCAACTTGACCTTCGATGGTTCAACATTGGCGGTCACAGGCAACATCACAGCAACCACTTCAATAGCCAACGATGCCATATCTATAGATGACAATGAGATCAAGACAACAAGATCAAATGACAATTTACGTGTCAGTGCCAACGGCACGGGTGCGATCAGCATAGGTTCAGACGACTTCTACGGTCCAAACGCCGTATACGAAAACTACTACGGTTCACAGGATCTTAACAAGATAGCGGGATTTAGATTTGACCAGTCAGTGGATGCCAACACCGCGGCACGAGCCTATGGTGTGGGCATAGCACAGTCTACCACAGTCACGGGTTCAAGTTCAAGCAACAGCAATTTCAGACAGCGTGCGATGAATGTGGCAGAGTCAGTGGATATGGCCGGATTCAGTTACACAAGAAGTGGAGACACACGTGGTCCAGCGGCGGCAGTTTACGCCACCAACATCGTCAACACCGACACCACGGCCAGCACCATCAACGCAATAACGGGGGCCAGCAACTGGGCCGCGGCCTATGCCGATTCCAGCACCTACGCGGCTGGTGACATCACCATAAACGAGGCCATAGCCAACGCAGGAACAATTGAACTCTACAGCGGTTCACACACCGGCAATTTCGCTATGACCAATGCTTATGCGTTCAAAACATATGCATTCATAGATGGTAGCAATGACACCCTAACCAATATGTATGGTTTCTACCACGGGGCAAGTTCATCGCAGACGGGAACAATCACCAACAACTACGCATTCTATGACGCAACAAATTCACTATCAGTGTTCGGTGACATACAGACACAAGCAGTTTCGATAACAGATAATTTAATAACGACCAACAGATCCAATGACAACCTCAACATCTCGGCCAATGGCACGGGTGATGTTGTAATAACACAATCCAACAACTATCCAGGATTGAGCAACAATCCTAGGAACGTGATGTATTACGAGGATGCGGCCACCACTTTTGGCACAAGGAATTATTCAAACAACATCTACGGGGTATTCAAGATAGATTCTGGGCAGTCAGACAGTTCAAGTTCAAACGACAGATACAGGAACGTGTTTCATATGGAATTAGACCTCAATGGCAAGGATTCAACTGCCACCAGCAGTGCCCTGACCAGGGGTCCACAGAACGCGATAATGACCATTGTCAACAACACCGCTTCCGGCAATTCCACTCTGGGCAATGCCAACGGTGCACAAAACCTGCTTTCACCGAGGACGGAAGGTTCTGGTGATCTCACAATCACGGAATCAGCCGCACACAGCAGTAGCGTTGAAGCGGACGCGGCATCGGGAACCACGATAACATTGACTGACACATACGGCTATCACTCATCAGGATACTCCACTTCGGGATCAGGCACACACGCGGTCACAAACTTCACGCACTTCTACGCACAGACCAATTCGGGCAATTCAAGCATCACGAACGAATACGCTTTCTATTCAGAAGACGACACAGCCAAGTCAAGGGTTGGTTCACTGGAGAGATACAGAGAAAAAATTAATTCATTAACCAGTTCATCAACAATTACGGTTGATTGTGGATTGGCTCCGGTGCATACCGTTACACTAGGCACCAACACAGGATTCAACATCGCGAATTTAGGAACAGGACAATCAGTGACAATAATCATAACACAGGATGGAACAGGATCACGGACAGCGAGTTTCGGAACAGATGGTTCGGCCGCTGTTAAGTTCGCTGGCACATATTCGGCACTATCAACAGCGGCTGGTGCCATAGATGTCGTGACTATTTTCAACGATGGAACCAACTTCTTAGGTAATTGTGCCAAAGCATACGCATAACAAGGAGCATAGATGCCATTAGGTTTTAGCAAAGCAGTTTTCGGACAAGCCGCCGCGGCTGTGAGTGCAACAGGCGGCAGAGCATTCACGCACAACGGAACATCATCAAGCAGTTCAGGGAATTTCTCATTGGACAAGGCAGCCACATACACGGTCAGTTATAGTTCCGCACCATTCAGCGATAGCCAACATTTCAGCATGGTGTTTTGGTTTAGACTGGCACAGGAGGGCGGCAACATAGACGACCCTGCTTCAAGATTGATCTACATGACAGACAGTGATCAATCCGATCTATGGGGATTGACTTTCGGCAATGGCACAAATGTCACTTATATGAATTGTTTGAATTCATCAGGCAACAGGTTGGTCCATCCATATGGATCCACATATGCCAACAACCCAGCATTCATGTCAGCCATAGCGGACGGCAGTTGGCGTTGTATAATGGTCAGTATGGACAGTGATGCCGGCAATGGTATCGGCAGTTTCTACATAGGTGGTTCAAGCACCAATGAAGCGTCAGGTGGTGCATTGACCTCAACTTTGAATTCGGACAATATGAAATACATCGCCTTGAGAAACAACAATGGCGGACACAACACAAACTACGGAACAAGTTTTGAAACAGGCGCAGGCTTTGAACTTGGACCTGTATGGTTGTATGATTCATATCTTGATTTCACAAGTTCAACAGTCAGGGGATATTTTTACAACTCATCCAACACAGACGGATATGTTGATGGCGGTTCGGACGGCACGGCAGGTGGAGCACCCACGCCGGATGTCTACATAAAACACGGAGAGACCACACTTGAAGTGGCAGGCTCATCAACACCAACGGTGAACACGGTCACACACAACAGTGGTGCCATCGTGATCATACCAACATCAGAAGGTCCTGGATCAGGAGACACGATATAATGTATAGAGTAACGATTGAATCAACACAACACACTTTTGACACACTGGCAGACATGGTCACTTGGTTAAAAGCCAATTACACCGACCCTTTATCAAAACCATTCGATGTTGAGAAACAGGTAGATGGTTCTTGGGTGCCAAACCCAGATAAATTCAGTATGTTATAGGAGGACAGCAATGACGACTTGGCCATCAGGATCAAAAGCATCAACCAGCAACCTAGACAGCGGTTCAGACAAACCAAGACTTGCCAGACCCGACATCAAACAGAATGTTGACAATGTCAATGATGTCATAGATTTCTTCGATGGTGGCTCACCGGCGGACGGTGACATCTTCGTCTACAACAGTTCAAACGCCAAGTTCGAGAAGAACACATCCAATTCAAAATTCACAAAGATTGTGCAGACACCAAAGGAAACAATCAACGCAATATCAGCCAACTCAGGATCAGTTGATGTTGATGCAACTGTGGCACCAGTCCACACAATGAGTTTGACAGGCAACACCACATACACATTCACGAACATGACAGCAGGGACCAGTGTTATGCTGATAATCAAGATCAACGACAACTCAAAGACAGCAACATTCACTTCAGATGGATCAACTCGTGTGAAATTTCCTGGAGGTGCACCCACACTGACCACGACTACCGGCAACATAGACATAGTGCAGGTGTTCTTTGATGGCACTGATCACATAGGTGCAATCACACAAAGGATTTCGTAATGTCATTTGGCACAAGGAGGTTCTTGACCGCGGGAGGCAGGAACAACCCATCTACAATCATCACATTCAGCGGCACCATAGACAAGTGTGAACAGGTCACCATAGAGAATGACACCAACGGCAACACGGTGTTGGGCAATGGAACATTCAACAGTTTTAACGATCTGCGAACCAACACAGGCACAGGTGGTGTCAATGCACCAATGGTAGTTGAACTTACACCGGGCAGGGTCTACACGATAGCAATAATAAAAGACCATAGTGGAACTGGCACCCAGCGAATGCCAAATGTGTCAACCAATGTTGCCACAGACACAGCCAATCTGGCATTGAGGTATGGAAATTTATCCAGCCTTAACAATCCACCACCACAGAATTTAAACACAGCAATTGAACGGGAGTTTGATAATGACGATATCGGCAGTGGAGAGCCTGCATTGGAAGGACCTAACGATGGTAGCGGCAATCCAACACCACCAGCAATATTCTTGTTTGAGAATGCACCATTCGTGGACGACAAGATAATCGTGGCGTCAGGATTCGCGGTGGACAACACACACGATGACTTCCTGGACCTTACCGGGGGAGGTTCCAGACATACCGCAAAAGGTCTTTATGTGAGATACTCTGTGGCACAGTCCAGTAATGGTGCCACCGCAAGGATGAAGGTATCAGTCACAGAAGGATATTTTCTATAAATATCATTGTAATATTACAACAGGAGAAACAATATGTCATCAGCATCAAATTATCTTGAGAATGAAGTTTTAGATCATGTGCTTGGAAAAACAGCAAGAGATTTCACTTCACCATCAACATTAACAATAGCATTGTTCACAGGAACAGCATCAGATGTGTTAGCGGCTCTAGAAGCAGGCACTGGATCAAGATCAGGCACTGGCAACTGGGGACACTACGAAGTCACAGGCGGAAACTACTCTAGAAAAGCAGTATCCTTCAATGCGGCTTCAGGTGGAAGTGCTACAACATCAGGTGATGTCACTTTCGACACAGCTAATGCCAACTACAACAACGCGGCGACTTCAGGTTCAAGTGTGACTTGTATCGCAGTGATGGATGGCACATTCACACCAGATGGTTCAGCAACGCATACTGGAAATGTGTTATTCTATGGACAACTAGACAACGCCAAAGAAATTCTTTCAGGGGATACATTTCAGATCTCAGGTGGGAACTTGACTATCTCCCTAGCATAATAACAGGAGGGTAGTGTCGTGGCACTCAAAGGTCTTATAGACACAACCGCCTATGTCTTAGGCGATTATCAGGATTTAGGATACTACAATCCACAAAGAAGTGTAGGCAAGTATATCGCTGGCGATTACATTGCCACGGACTATTTCTTTGAAGGATTAGAACTTACATCATCATTCACAGTTTCGGCCGATGGAACAAAGGACTTCATAGGGGCGACCCTTACATCCAGTTTCAGCGTGTCCGTGGCGGGCGAGAAGTTTGATTTTGCTTCAGGCACAATTACAAGCAGTTTTGGCATCTCTGTTTCTCCAACAAGAATAAGATCGGGAGCAGGATCAACTTCAACCGCGTTCACTACCACACAACAAGGTAATGCCACATTCATATCCGGCACAGCGCCAACCCTAACATCAGCAACTTCGCAGAATGCTGTGGCCAATTTCAATGCAGGAGTTTTGAACTTACCTGCCGTGACCACACAGATACAATTGGCAGGTGAATTGTTCTTTGGACAACAGACTGACATAACCTGGGAGAGTTTCAAGGAAAGTGAATTCATTGACAGGACTTGGGATGAATGGTATGGTGATGCTTGGGAACAAGGTGGTGTGCTATTTGTTATCAACATCATAGCACAGGCAATTGGTGGATACAGGGCATTTGGTGGTGCAACATTAAGTTCAACATTTACTACACAGGCGACCCCTACAAGGATTAGACCGGGAGTAGCTACACCATCCACGGCGTTCACATCATCAGTAAATGGCAACAGGATAGCAAGTGGTGAGACATCACCAACAGCATCATTTGGCATAGCCAGTGATTACATCAGGATCAGAGGATTCACAGGATCTTTCACAGGTGTCAGTTCAATCACAGCATTGGCTCACGCAACATTCGACCTTGGATATGTTCAAGACATCCAACCAGTATTCACAACCAGCACAAGTGCCAACGCAGTATTTGATCTGGCATACGGACAGAACAACACGGCACAATTCAGCACATCAACAGACGGAAATGCAGACTTCAAAGGAACAATATCTGTCACAGCATTCAACACAACCGTATCCGTTGGTAGGTTGATAACCATTGCTGATCCGTTCAACATAATCAAGGTAGCACAAGACACAAGGACTCTAGTGGTGCCTATAGAAAATAGAACAACAAAAGTTCTACAACAAACTCGTGTAAATACAATAACCGAACAATCAAGGAGCATCAAAGTGTCTGAAGAAACAAGAAGAAATAAAATATTCAGAGGTGTTCTTACAGATAGATCAAGTATTCCAAGAGTAAGGAGCGAACTATAATGGCAAATTTAACAGGATTCAAAAGAGATAACCAAGGTGCTTTCATAGAGAAGCATCCATCTGCCAATCTACAATACGGATTGGACTTCACAGATTATCTTTCTTCAGGCGATAATATTTCAAGTGCAAGTGTTTCAATAGAAACAATAACAGGTGATTCAGCACCATTGGCATTGCCTACAGACGCATCAACGGATGTTGTGATCTCAAGTGGTGTTGTCAATGTAAGATTGAATGGTGGCACATCAGGCAATGTTTATAATGTTGATGTGACCATAGTCACAGCCAACGGTGACACGGATGTTAGAAGATTCAGGATCGTTGTAGGGGAGAAACATCTATAATGGCTGAACAGAAGAAAACATACAAACTGGACAAAGATCTAATTTTTAAATTAGCTTCTATCCATTGCACATATGAAGAGATAGCTGATTGTGTGGGAACAAGTGCCACAACACTGGAGAAGAGATACAAAGGCATAGTTGAAAAGGGCAGAGCAGAAGGCAAGAAAAGTTTGAGAAGAGCACAATTTGAAAAGGCTTTGGCCGGAGACGCAAGGATGTTGATGTTCCTTGGAAAAAATTGGCTTGGACAGCAGGATTCACCAACAGACGAAGAAAATACACAGCCACTTCCTTGGCAAGAATAATTATTCAATATGAAGTTATCACAACCGCAACGCAAGGTCGCGGATGATCAGACCCGTTTCAGGGTATTGGTCACTGGCAGAAGATTTGGCAAAACAACTCTAGCAATAAGAGAACTTTGTTATGTGGCCAGGGAGATGAACAAGGTGTGCTGGTATGTGGCACCCAGTTATAGACAGGCCAAACAGATAGCCTGGGTAAAAATAAAAAAAATCTTAAAGGACCTGCGTTGGGTAAAAAGGATCAACGAAGCAGAACTTACGATTGAACTTAAGAATGGTTCTAGGATATGTTTAAGAGGTGCTGACAACAAAGACTCATTGAGGGGTGTTGGTATTGACTTTCTTGTGTTGGATGAAAGTGCTGACATAGAAGAAAGTGCCTGGACAGAAGTATTGAGGCCCACACTATCAGACACAAAAGGCAAAGCATTGTTCACAGGCACACCAAAAGGAATGAACTGGTTTCACGATCTTTATCAGACAGGACAGGATCCAACCAATGAAGATTGGAGTTCATATCTTTACACAACAATCCAAGGTGGATTTGTTGACAACACAGAATTAGAAACAGCAAAAAGAGATCTGGATGCTAAAACATTTAGGCAAGAGTATGAAGCCACCTGGGAGACATATTCAGGTATCATTTATTACGGTTTCTCAATGCAGGATAATGTTAAACATTTTTCTGTTCCAGACACCAACAATGTGATCCATATAGGAATGGACTTCAACTTGGATCCAATGACCTCTGTGGTAAGTTTCATAGAAAACGGCGTGGTCTATATCTTTGATGAAATACAAATATGGAGTTCAAACACAGATGAACTATGCCAAGAGATACATCGTAGATATCCTGGTAAGAAAATATTTGTGTATCCAGATCCTGCATCAAGACAAAGAAAAACATCAGCAGGAGGTAGAACAGATTTATCCATATTGCAAAATGCAGGATTTATTTGCAAGGTTCCTCCAAGACACATGGCCATCAGAGACAGGGTCAACTCAGTGAATGCCAAACTATGTTCGGCATCAGGACACAGGGGCATCTTCATCCATCCCAAGTGTAAGAATCTGTTAAATAGTATTAGTAAACACACATATAAAGAAGGAACGGTGTTGCCTGACAAGACACAAGGATTTGATCATATGAATGATGCATTAGGATACCAAATATCATTTCTTTACCCAATCAGAACCAGTTATGAAAACGCAGTTCCAGAAAGATATAGTGTCAAAACAGGAGTGATGAGATAATGGCAGATGTAGACATTTACGGATTAGGACCAACATTAAGCACGGTGACAGGACAGACAAAAGGACTACCAGTCCATCGAGATTATGATGTCTATATAAATCATTGGAAGTTCCTCAAGAGAAGTTATCTAGGTGGCAGTGAATACAAAAGGGGCCTTTACCTAAAAAGATACACCTATGAGAACGAAGGCGAATACCTAACAAGATTGGCACACGCCGCAGAAGACAATCATTGTCGATCTGTGATACACACATATTCAAGTTTCCTTTACAGACAAAATCCTAAAAGGGATTTTGGTTGGTTAGAAGGATCACCAGAGATAGAGCAGTTCCTAGAAGATGCTGACATGGAAGGCAGAACATTTGAAAACTTTATGAGAGATGTAAATGTTCAATCCAGCATCTATGGACATTGTGTGGTGTTGATGGACAGACCTGAAACACAGGTTGGCACAAGAGCCGCAGAACTTGAACAAGGCATCCGTCCATATGGAGTGATATACACACCAGAAAATATTTTAAATTGGAAGTTCGTAAGAAAAGAAAACGGACACTATGAGATAGAAGAATTAGTTTTATTAGAACAAGACGAAAGACCATACCAAAGGCAAGGTGAGTTCTATTTGAGAAAATGGACACCAGACACAATAACCTTGATGTCATATGATGGCAATCAAAAAGATCCATTCACAATGATCGAAGAGAAGCCAAACACATTGGGCAAGGTGCCTGCTGTTTGGGTGTATGCCAACCGAGGACCAATCAGAGGCATAGGTGTTTCTGACATTGATTCAATCGCACAATCACAAAGATTCCTAATGGAGTGTAATTCAGAAGCAGAGCAACTGATATCATTAACTAACCACCCATCACTTGTTAAAACAAATGGCGTCCAAGCATCAGCTGGTGCCGGTGCCATAATCACAATGCCGGACGAACTTGATCCTGCATTGAAGCCTTATCTATTACAACCGTCAGGTGGTAATCTTGAAGCCATATTGAAAACAATGGACTCAACGGTGAAAGCGATCGACAGGATGGCACACCTTGGAGCCATTAGGGCAGTAGAAACAAGACAGATGTCAGGCGTGGCAATGCAATCGGAATTCTTGATGTTGGATGCCAAACTCTGTGAGAAGGCAAAGAATTTGGAACTTGCTGAAGAACAAATATTTAGATTGTTCAGTTTATGGCAAGGACAGGCGTGGGACGGATCAATCAAATATCCAATGGCGTTCCATATCAGAGACAAGAACTTGGATATAGACATACTTAAAAAGGCCGCTGAAACACAAAGAGATTCAGCAACAGCAACTCCAAATGTCAAAGCAATTATAGATCAGAAACTAGTTGAGATACTGGCCAGAGATGAAGAAGAAATGGAAGAAATGCAAAACCAATTGGCAGACAATGGCCCACATTCTGAAATGACTGATCCGGCAGGTATGATACAACATATGAGAGACATGATTGAAAAAGACAAACTTACAAATGAAGAGATAATGGAACTACATCCAGAGATATCAAAATTCTTCACAAACACAGGAGCGGCAAATGGCCAAACAGAGACGAGTCCCCAAGGACAAGAGAACGGGACTACCTAAAAAATACCTATCAGGTGTCAAAGGATCAGCCAGGCAAGAACTTGCCGGTGTGGTCAATCGTATCAGCAGATTATACAAACAGGGCAAACGAATACCACAATCATTGATTGACAGGAGGGTGAGACTTGGCAAAAAGTAAACCCATAACAGGCACTACCAGGAAAACTTTACAAAACAAAGCCAGCAAATCTAGATTCACATTTTCAACACTGGCAAAGGTGTATAGGCGTGGTCAAGGTGCATTCCTTGGAGCAGGGTCAAGGCCAGGCATAGGAATGAACCAATGGGCAATGGGCAGGGTCAATAGTTTCCTACGAGGATCAAGGAAGCACGATCTTGACTTGAGGAGAAAAGGAAAGTAATGGCTGAATACCAAGGACGAAAGGTCACACTTAACAAACCTTTCAGGACTCCTGGCAAGAGCAAGAAGTTCGCTGTGTATGTCAGGAACCAGAGAACAAAAAATGTGCAGATAGTGAGGTATGGTGATCCCAATATGCGGATCAAGAAGAACATACCAGCAAGGCAAAGAAGTTTTCTAGCTAGGATGGGAGCGATACTAGACAAAGTCAAAGGACAAAAGAATCTGTCGCCTGCGTTTTGGAGTATGCGATCATGGAGGTAATTGTGTTTTTATTATGGATAGGATTTTGTGTTTACCTGTTGTATGAATTATACCAATGGATAGAGAGAACATTTTAATGGGGGACATAGATGGATTACAGATTCACGGCAATACTGATTACATTGTTGATCTTGATGGCCATCTTTCTAGACCCAGGATACATACCAAAAAATGATTAGAAGAATTTTTAGACAACCAGAGGAGACAGCAAGGCATCTACAACTTAAAAAGATCTGCCTTGACTATTTCACTCATTATGAGAAATTGATGAAGCATCCAAGTTTTACAAACGCCACCCGAGCAAGGAAGGCGTGTATCAGGATGAAACAAGTGGCACACGCAAGAGGTCTTGAATTATTAGATCTGTATGCCCCATCAAGAAATGAAGGTAGGCCAGAAATGTATCCTACTAAACATAGACAAAAGGAGAAAACAAATGACACACCGAAAAGGCCATAAAGGCAAAAAAGGTTCAAAGTCTGGAAGAAGATCTCCTATGGGTTCTCGTAAGAAAAGTGGCCGTAGGAAGTAAAGACATTGAGAAGTGGATTGGACAGGTTGTTGCTAAAAAGTATAAGGCGAGTGGAGCGACAATCTGTCCGTTTGCAAAAAAAACTCTTGAAGATAGAAAAATCCAGATCACAATGGCAAAGAAGGATGTGTTGGATCAGATTGTGCATTGTTGTAGCCTTTTTAATATTTTCAATCTGGACATTGTCATCCTTTATTTCACTGACAAGATAACAGAAAAAAAATTATCACAACTCTGTAAGACAGCACACAAACAAAATCCCATGTTCGCCATAATGTATGACCATCCAGACAATAACGGACTACATAAAGGTGTATCATTCAGTTATGGCAAAGCTCCATTGATAATGATACAAGGAATGGCAAAACTGAAACAAGCACAACAAAAACTTCGAGAGTCTGGATACTACGAGAAATGGGACATAGACTCGTTTGATCAGTTTTACTAATAAATAATAACATAGTGGTAATCCTGCCACGCATAACAATAGGAGGACTACGATGAGTCAAGACCAAACATCGACAGACGCTCAACCAACCACTGGGGTTGCAGAGCCAGTCTCAAACACGATCCAGGACACAGCGGACAATCAACCCGCGAAAGTTTATACACAGGCAGAACTTGATGCTGTGGCGGCCGAAGTAAGAAGAAAAGCAGAGGCCAAATACACAAAAAAGTTTGAAGGTATAGACGTTGAGAAATACCAGACATTCTTGGCCCAGGAAGAAGAGCAAAAGATTTCACAAGCCAAGGAAAAGTCAGAGTTTGAAAAATTGTTGAAAGAGAACGCCGAGAAGTTTCAAGGCAAGATCAGCAATTTGACTTCAGAACTCACAAAGGTCAAAGTAGACAATGCTTTGATTGATGCGGCTACAAAGAACAGGGCCATATCCCCTAATCAAGTGGCAACATTAGTCCGGAACAATGTCAAGATGACCGATGCAGGAGAAGTTGAAGTCGTTGATCCAAAATCGGGTCAACAAAGATACACTGACGCTGGTGATCCACTTGACATAAATGGGTTGGTATCAGAATTCCTAAACTCCAATCCACACTTTGTTCAAGCAGGACAACCAGGCGGTGGTTCTAAATCAAACACTGGCACAACAGGTGTTTCCAAAGTTGATGTAAAGAATCTGGACATGAACAATCCAGAACATAGAAAACAATATGCTGAATGGCGTAAGACCCAAGCAGGATATTAAACATTAACAAAAGGAGATTAGCAAAATGGCTAATGAATCAGACACTACGAGTTTGAATGACCTGATATCCCCGATCGTCCAAGAGGCGATGTTCGTGGCATCAGAGACTTCAATCATGCCAGGACTTGTGAAGAACTTCACGGTCCCAGCAAACGCAGGTAAGGTATTACAAGTGCCTATCTACGGAACACAAACAATCGCGGCAGACACAGCGGAATCAACTGACCTTTCAAACACTGAGATATCTACTTCAAAAGCAGACATCACTTTGGTTGAAGCAGGTATAATGACAACATTAACTGACATGGCGAGAAACCACTCAGTATCAAATGTTGTTGCTGACCTAGGTAAGTTATTTGGTGAGGCTATCGCAAAAAGACACGACAGAGCATTAACTGCCTTGTTCTCATCTTTCTCCACATCAATTGGTGCGGCTCAAGATGAAATCGAAGTTAAGGACTTATTTGAAGCATTCGCAACTTTAAAAGCAAATGCTGTTCCTGGTCCATACTTTGGTGTGTTCAATCCGAAAGCGATCTACAATGTGAAGAAAACTTTAACTAACACATTCGTAAATCCAAATCCAGCAAATGTTGTTAACCAAGCGATGACTGAAGGTTTCATCGGCAGAATCGCAGGTATCGACATCTTTGAAAGTTCAAATGTTGTTGAAGAGTCAGCGACGAATTCAGTTAATGCAGTATTCTCAAGAGATGCATTAGGTGTAGCGGTTGCTCAAAACATCAACATAGAAACACAAAGAGACGCTTCATTAAGAGCAGAAGAAATTGTTGCATCAACAAGATATGGTGTATCAGTTCTTCACAACTCTTATGGTGTCAAACTATTAGGAGACAACCAAATCAACTAATCAGTGATTTGACCTCGCTTATTGGAAAGGGCCTTCGGGCCCTTTCTTTTTATATGCTTATTTGGTTCAATGGTCCCTCGAGGGACAAATTTATAAACAGACTGCCAAGACAACCCATGGAGATAGGTTGCAACTACATAGAGTCAGTGAGACCAGTGGATCATGTTTGTGCGTTTGACATCAAGGTTGCCAACGATATCAAATTGCGTGCCAACACACAATACCACACAAGACCACAGGCCACAATTCCAGGTTGGAACATTATTCACGACACAAGGACTGATGGTGGCAACTCGGGCGTGTTGGCCTGTTTGGTGGCAAGCCAATTGCCATCAGAGCCAATCTACATTATTGGTTGCGATTGGGGAATCACAGACACCAGCAGTGATGATCACATATACCAAACAGGTCCTAAAAGAAAATACACGAACAACATTAAAAAAAGCATAGGCGTGATATTGAAAGGCATGGAGGTATGGATTGTAAACGACTTGAAACCAGATGTGCCTTTCAATATCATATCAACAGACAAGTTCTTATCTACAATAAATAATAGCACACAAGGCAGGACCTTGTAAAAATTAAAAGAAGGACTTTTATACAATGGCACAATTCGCTACAGACACAGACCTTTTAGAATATGTTCCTGATGTCAAGAAATACGGCATACAGGAGTTTCTAACAGAACACGAAAAGACATACGACGACATAATCAGACTACTGAATATAAAATGGTGGCCAACAACTAGATTTTCACAATACGATGTGAGTGTCTTGGGAGGTAGCCAAAAACTATCACCAAGCAGACTAAATTCAAGTCAATTCACTAGGGCCGCAGTCTATCATGTATTAGCCTATCACATCTATCCAAAGTTATCAACATTCGATCCGGATGGAGATGCTTTCAGAGAGCAGATGAATTTTTACAAGGGCAGATTCGAAGAAGAATTTGACCTTATCCTACGGGATGGAGTTCATTATGACCTTGATAGTTCAGGCACATTCACTGATAGTGAGAAACAAGCATTTTATA